GTGGTCGTTTTTTTGACTTTTACTGATTCAAAAGGAATATCGGAATATATACTTGACCCTTGGCTGGATGCGCGCATTTTCAAAAAGGAAGAGTCATATGAAATTTATAAAAACAATAGCAGTGAATATATCAATGAAAATCATTGCTTCGAAGCATACGATAAATACACTGCTATAATGAATAGCGCAGAATATATATACGCCATAACAAAGACAATAAATCTTTTATATAGAGTTAATCTTGATGAAATTCAATTAACAAATCCATTTAAGTTTATATAATTAACTCTTATGGCTGATTAAAGGAGTGTTATTTTCCCATGAATGGCATCAAAGGCATGTTACTCGCCGGAAATTTTCTGTACAACGTCGAAACGCCAACATCATAAATAATCGCTACCTGCTGTCACGGTACTCCGGCCCTAATGAGGCGCCCGGCTGCGCCCATTGTTCCGTTGTTAGTTTCGGTCGTCGGCCACCAATTTGCCCCTGCTCCCTTGCCGCTGCCAGCCCGGCGCTGGTACGCTCAACGATCAGCTCACGCTCCATTTCAATGCCAGAACAGCAAGGCTCCTCCTGAGCGAAAAGGACATTTTTTGAAAGTTTCTGGAAAATAAAAATAGTACTATTTGAGCATTAATCTAATCAGCCGATTTTTTCTAATTCATCAATCAGATGGACATAGCATTTGCTATAAAAAATAAAAGTATTCCTGCTATCTATATATAAATGAGTTATGTACATATAAAAGGAGCATTACCGTGACAAAAATAACTTTATTTCCCCATAACTTTAGAATCCAAAAACAGGAAACCACACCACTAAAAGAAAAATCAACCGAGAAAAATTCTTTAGCAAAAAGTATTCTCGCAGTAAAAAATCACTTCATCAAATTAAATTCAAAATTATCGGAACGTTTTATTTCGCATAAGAACACTGAATCTTCTGCAACACACTTTCACCGAGGAAGCGCATCTGAGGGCCGGGCAGTGTTGACAAATAAAGTCGTTAAAAACTTTATGCTTCAAACGCTCCATGATATAGATATTAGAGGTAGCGCGAGTAAAGACCCCGCATACGCCAGCCAGACCCGTGAAGCTATACTATCGGCAGTTTACAGCAAGTATAAAGATCAGTATTGTAACTTGCTCATCAGCAAAGGAATCGACATAGCGCCTTTTCTTAAGGAAATTGGCGAGGCTGCGCAAAATGCAGGTCTGCCCGGAGCAACCAAGAATGACGTTTTTACGCCAAGCGGCGCAGGAGCCAATCCTTTTATAACTCCGTTGATTACATCAGCATACAGTAAGTATCCACATATGTTTACCAGTCAACATCAGAAGGCATCCTTTAACATCTATGCGGAGAAGATCATTATGACAGAAGTTGTACCGCTGTTTAATGAGTGTGCTATGCCGACTCCACAGCAATTCCAACAAATACTAGAAAACATTGCTAATAAATATATCCAAAACACTCCCTGAACACAGAAACACCAAAAAATATGCGAGCCTCTTCCTGATTAATATGAACCAATAGTATCCATAATTTTTCCCAGGAACTAACTCTGGAGCTAACTCTGGAGCTAAACCGTCATTTACCAGTGCTAAAATTATACACTCAACCATCAAAATAATAGCCATTGCTGCTATATAACATATAGCAGCAATCTCTACTACATAGCTATATTTTTATAACTGAGATGGTTTCTCCGGCCAGTCAGGATTTAAGGTATCCACCCGGTTTACCAGCACCCTGTATTTTTTCCATTCGTCGAGCTGCGCTTTCTCATCATCTGTTGCGAGTCCAAGATCAACCGCATCCTGAAGCGGCGCGATTTTTTCAGATGCCATTTGCAGGAGCCTGCTTTTGGTTTCTTCCGCCTGACGAAGCTGCGCTGCTTTTTCAGCCGCTTCATCCTTCACCCACGCCTTACCATCCCATTTATGGTATTCACCGTCTGGTGAAACTGATGTGACGTTTTCGGGCAACGGGCCGAGTTCGGAGATATAAACCTGATTGCCGGTTGTTGTGTCGTAAACCGTCTCGCCGCGGTGGTCTTCATGCAGACTCCACGTTTGGGTTTCAGAGTCAAATACCGCAATATAACTGGAGGGAATATCAGGAGGGGCTATATCAGTACAATTTGCCGGTAATCCCGTGTGCGGCGGGATATATGCATCACCTGCACCAATAAATTCGTTTGTATCTGAACGAAGATTAAAAATTTTAATTGTCTGCGGGGTATCGCTCATTTTAAAAGTCATTATGCCAGCCTCACTATGTAGTTAAATGCAATATTTTTAACCGTGGTTTCCGCATTACCGTCTGCGTCCACAATAACGACGTGGCCGTGTGGACCTATATACATCGTGTGCTCGTGTCCTCCGATATAAACTGTATGCGCATGGTCGCCAGCGGCCTGTGTCCACGCACCACCTCCAGGCTGAAATGAGGTGTGATTGGAATCTCCCCAGTATGAATTGATATAACCGCCGAACTGGTGAGTATGATTGCCCGTGGTATTGGTCGATTTCGTGCCGTAATCAAAAGATGAGGTAGATTTTGTCCCTAAGTCAGTATCCTGCGCCCGCGCGGTGTGCGAGTGCGATTTATTGCCGTCCATTTCTTGCGACAATACGGCACGTCCACTGATGGGCTTACCCTTTATTGTCCAGCCTCTCATGTCAGGGATAACGCCGGACGGATACGCTATAGCCAGTAACGGGTAAGCAGATTTATCGAAGGACTGCCCCTGCATCAGAGCGTAACCTGCCGGAGTAGCATCAGATGGCCATGCAATCGCCGCCCCTACTGGATGCGAATCCGGAGGTGGGTTTAGTGTGGTGTAAAGCATTGCCCATTCGGACCACTCAGCATCGGCGGTATCTCGATGGCTGCGAATATATGCGGGCGCTGGCGCACCATTTGTCCCGCTCCAGCCAATGAGGATTTCCCCATCACCGGTTCCGGTCAGACGTAAAATATTTCCGTATTGCGTCGGATAGCCATTGTTGTAAACCTCGCCCATTATCAGGCCACTATCGCTGCCTCTTGTCGTACCAGTCAGTGCCGGAAGCGCGCCGCGTGATGCCAGTCTGTTCGCTGCAACAGCCGTACCTGATGCAGGGAGCGCTCCGATATTTTGTACAAACAGCGGCTTTTCCGGAATATCGCCACCGTTCTGTGATTTTAGTAATGCATCGGCGGCGTGATTTATGGTTTCCCGTAAACCAACGTATTCGATAAGACCGTCAACGCTTTTTCCTGACAGCGCCGTCAGTGTATCGTCCAGCGGCTGCTTGCCCGCTAGTTTATTCAGTACAGTGGTGGCAAAGTTCGGATCGTTACCCAGCGCGTCAGCCAGTTCTTTCAGCGTGTCCAGCGTTTCCGGCGCAGAACCAACCAACTGTGCTACTTTCGCAGCCACAAACGCTGCCGTGGCAATTTCAATACCTGCAGCTGTGGTTTCCGGAGTTGGTGCTGTTGGCGTACCAGTCAGTGCCGGACTGTCCAGCGGGGCTTTAGCCTGCACCTCACCCATAACGGTTTTTACCGCCTTTGGCGTGGCTGCCAGCGCTTCGCTGTCACTGTCCGTGGCGCTGCTTAACTTAACGATACCTTTTTTCGTCAGGCTGGCATCTTCCAGGGAAATCACGTCCGCGATGTCTTCTGCCCGTTTTGCGGCATCTTCTGCTCTGGTGGCTGCTGCTCCGGCAGCAGTACTGCTTTGCGCCGCCAGTGATGCGCTGGTATCAGATGCGGCGGCGTGATTGGATGCCTCCGATGCTGATGACGAGGCGGCTGTTGCGCTGGCCGCTGCTGTACTTGCTGACGTTGCTGCGTTTGTCTCAGATATTTTTGCTGCGGCTGCCGATGCGGCTGCCGCCTTTTCCGACGCTGCCGCCGCAGTGGCTGACACACCTGCATCACCGGCACTGGAAGCCGCCTGCGTTTCTGACGTCTTCGCGGCGGTTTCGGATGCTCCGGCGCGCGCTGCTGATGTCTGCGCCGCCGTCGCGCTGGCGGCTGCGGCAGCAGCTGAATCGCCGGCGGCAGTACGGGAGGCATCTGCATTCGCTTCAGATGTTTTTTGCTGCGGCTGCCGATGCGGCTGCCGCCGTTCTGGCTGTGTCAGCCGACGCCGCGCTGGCTGATGCCTCCCCGGCTTTTGTGGTCGCCGTACCTGCGCTGCTCTCCGCAGATGCTGCGGATGAGGCTGCCTGTGTGGCTGATGCTTCTGCCGCTCCGGCTGCATTCACTGCTGCCGTGGCGCTTTCCGCTGCCTGACCTGCTGATGTCTGCGCCTGTTCAGATGCCTGCCCTGCGGCGGTGGCATTCCGCGATGCCTCCGATGCCTGGCGGGCAACTTCTTCCACCATCGCCTCAAAACGCCGCAGCGCCTCCGGGCGGACGTCGTCTTCCGTCATGGCCCCCAGAAAATCATTCAGGGTGCCCGGTTTTGAATCATCGTAAACCGTAATAACTCCGGCATGTGACGGGGGATACCCTTCCACCAGGAGCGTGACAGTGTACTGCCCCTGCTCCACATCCATGCTGTAGCGCCCGGCGTCATCCGGATTTTCCGATGCCACCGTATTCACGACCACCGTCGTACTGGTCCGGCAGGCCTTCAGCTGAATGGTGCAGTTCTGTACCGGCGTTCCCGTGGCATCTTTCAGTACGCCGGAAATAAGTACTGGCATATTACCTCCATAAAAAGCCCGCCCGCAGGCAGGCTTCAGATTCATTCACATCTCAGCACTGATTATCCGGGTCACGTAAATATGCCGGCAGAGAACACTGGACGCTCCGCGTGATTGTTTTCCCTTTGCCTCGCGGTGCTGTTTCTGCCCACGGTCGGTGCCGGTATAAATCCGGGTCTGGTTTTCAATATTGCTGTTACCGCTTCCTCTTCCGTTATCGGCAACGGCAGCGGTGGAAAATAAAACGGACAGGGAAACCCCTGCCGCCAGAGAAATTACGCGCGACATAGTCATATCTGTTCCTTGTTAAACGAAAGAGACCGGAAATCCGGTCAGTTTGTGAAGTTACTCCCCGACCGGGAAACCATCACCAGCGGCCAGACGGAAGCAGACGTGGTGTACTGCCCACGAACCCTCAGAGAGACGCTGATATCCACGACAGGTGAAGTGGTGTAGACCGAAAAGACGACGGTCTGATACATGGCCGGAATACCTGCGGTATACGGCATAACCTCCGCCGTTTTCACCTGGCCGTTAATATTTATCGTGACGGTGATGGCACCGGCGCCACCGTTACGCTCACAGTTAGCCATCACCGTGATGGTTTTCCCAATCTGATAGGTGGCGCTGTCGGTATACCGTGTTGAGGTGCTGCGTTCGTCGTTCGTCGCCCTGATGCTCACGCCCTGCATGACTTTTGAGCCGCAGATATCACCGACAAACTCTCTTGCTTCTATCACGCCAGAAAACTTACCGGAGATGGCATTGATTTCTCCCGTAAACGAGCCAGATACAGCGTTGATATGGCCGCTGATATCCGCATTTTTCGCAGTCAGCTTTCCATCCGGCGTCAGGGAAAATGCCGGAGGATTCCCGCCACTGGTAATGGTCGGCGCGCTCAGGTATTTCAGGAACGCCTCGTTCATGATTATCTGGTCGCCCTGCATGACGAATCCGGGCGTCTCGTTTCCGTTTGCCGGGTTAATATAAGCAATGCGATCCGCCGCCACTAGGAACTGGCTTATCTTCCCGTCAGGCGTGTCTTCCATGCTCAGTCCAAGTCCGGCCACATAATATTTGCCGTCTTTGGTCTGCTCTATTTTGACGCCCCACATGGCGTTCCATTTATCGTTAGCGTCATGCCACTCCTTAGAAAACTGCTGCAGTTTGCTGGCGTTATCCTCCGTCAGATCAATTTTTTTCAGCAACTCCGTACCAAGATACGTCTCCGTAATCAGTCCCTTAAAAAAATCCAGATACCCTTTCGCGTCATCCCCCGGACGTCCGGATGCTTCCGCAAATACTGATTTTCCAGCCAGATTTACACTGCGCACGTAAAACCAGGCATCATGCAGTGGTTTCAGTCCATCCTTTATCCAGAATGACCCGACGCCCAGATACTGTGCTTTTGACTGAATATCGGCGGCAGTCGCCAGTTGCGTGGCGGAGTACCAGAACTCATACTGCACACTGGCATCGTAGACAGTCTGGTGCGGCGTCACCGTTATCTGAAAATAACCCGGCGTCATCTCAATCGTGGATGGCGCTTCCGGTGCCTGAATACTGAATGCCACGGACGCCGGTTCACCCTGCTGCCCGTAACCGTTTATTGCCCTGACTGTCAGCGTGTAGTCACCCAGTGGCAGTTCGTGGAAGGCGTACTCCGTTTCGCTGGTCGTCGCCGTTGTCACCAGACGAACCGGATCGCCCTCGTTCCCACTGCCTGTGGTCAGCCTCACCACAAAACGCACATCTTTTACCACCCGCGGCGTGCCCCACTTCGCTTTGGCCTGATACAGGGTACTGTCGTTAACCGCCATCGTCAAAAAAGCCAGGTAATTCCCCGACAAACTGGGTTCGTTTTTCTGACAAAAAAATGAATAAAGCCGAGTGTGAAAAAATGCTGGCCGGCAGAACTGAAGCCGGGAAATCACGCGAAGAGAAAGTCACGCTGGAAGAGTTTAAATGTATTAAGGAATAAAGATCGCCTGCTGAATAATTAATTAACCGTAAAAATGCTTTTAAACACCGCTCACGCGGCGGGATTCGTACAGACTGAATGAGGGAGGTAATTGCAGCATGAAGAAGCCTGTCTGTATGTTCTGCGGCGCCCCGGCCACCCTGCTTTGTGACGGGATCATCGGCTGGGATGCCGATGAGGATGAACACGGGCACATGACAAAATGTCGAGCCATGTTCACCTGCGATGCGCCCGTGTGCCGGAACTGCGCTACATGGCATGGCAACATATTTTTCGATGGGAAGATCCGGATGATGGATACACGCGACCTTTGCCCCCAGTGCCAGAAGTTACACGAAGCCGGCGAATTCATACGCGTTGCAGACTACCGGAAAAACTCCGCCCTGCCGCAACCCTGCCTGACTGAAGAGCAGGCTGACAGGATACGCGCCGCGCATTGGGCAGGATTTACAGGACGGCGCGCCGGAGATGTAAAAGTTTTACCGGGCGGCGGTCAGCAGTCCTTTAAATTTTACCCTGATCATTGATGTTCAACCCTGACCGACCGCCACACCGTATAGTTGGCGGCGGTCATGAAGTAAAGAGACATGACTATGAGCTTTGTGAGACTTGAAACCTGGGGTGAATTAAATTATCCCGATGATCCACCACCTCTCACAACACTAAGACGATGGGCGCGAAACGGAAATATTTACCCGACTCCAGTATTACATGGCAGGACGTATCGGGTTGATCCGGACGCGTTTTATATCAAGCCGAATAAAGTGGGACTTGTGCTTGAACAGCACCACCCAAACGGGCGCACCGGAAAACCGAGTGCATTGCTGGAGAAGTTGATCAGTGAGTCGAAAAAAGTACGATGCTAACCTTCCGAGGTACCTCACCTACCGTAAGGCCAGTAAATCTTTTTTCTGGCGTAACCCGGTAACTGACAAGGAATTTCCGCTCGGTCAGATCGCCCGCAGGGACGCTATCACACAGGCCATAGAGGCAAACAACTTCATAGCGCAAAACCACACACCAGTGGCGCTTATTGAAAAGCTAAAAGGAACTGACTCATTCACTGTGTCCGCATGGATTGATCGCTATGAGGTTTTATTACAGCGCCGGAGTCTGTCGGTTAATACCTACAAGATTCGCGGTAATCAATTAGCGACCGTACGCGAAAAAATGGGGGAAATAATACTGGCAGAAGTAACAACCAGGCACATTGCCAAGTTTCTTGAGTCGTGGATAACCGAGGGAAAAAACACTATGGCGGGAGCAATGAGATCAGTTCTATCTGACATGTTCAGAGAGGCTATTGTCGAAGGGCATATTGTGAAAAACCCGGTGGAAGCAACCCGGATACCAGAGATTAAGGTGGCCAGGGAACGCCTGCAACTGGAAACGTATAACGCCACACGAGCGGCAGCAGAGCATATGCCTGCATGGTTCCCTCTCGCGATGGATTTAGCGCTCGTTACTGGTCAACGTAGGGAGGATATCGTAAATATGAAATTTAGTGATGTTTTTGACAACCGCTTATACGTAACTCAGATTAAAACCGGAATGAAAATAGCCATTCCCCTCTCCCTGACACTTCGGGCGACGGGGTTACGTCTGGGAACGGTAATCGATCGCTGCCGACTGGTAAGCCGCACTGATTTCATGATCAGTGCCGGAATCAGGAAAAATAGCCTGACCGGGAATATTCACCCGGATGGGCTGACAAAGACATTTGTAAAAGCAAGAAAAGCCTCCGGCGTTAACTTCAGCAATAATCCACCGACATTTCACGAGATCCGAAGTCTGGCCGGGCGGCTGTACAAAAACGAGCACGGCGAGGTGTTCGCCCAAAAACTCCTGGGCCACACATCAGCGAACACCACGAAACTCTATCTCGATGAGCGTGATGATAAAGCTTATATGATGCTCTAATACTCCAATTTTTGTTGTGAAATAAATGTTAAATTTAATTTGATTGTGATATAACCAAAAAGACCGGAATACAGAAATTCGGACAAATTTCGGACATTTTCGGACAAGCGTTTTTAATTGTTTGATTTGTAAGGAAAATAAAAAGAGACCGAATACGATTCCTGTATTCGGTCCAGGGAAATGGCTCTTGGGAGAGAGCCGTGCGCTAAAAGTTGGCATTAATGCAGGCTAAATCGCCTTGCCCTTTAAGAATAGATGACGACGCCAGGTTTTCCAGTTTGCGACGAAGGTGATTGAAAAAACCTGGCGTTTTGTCTGTTATCAGAGATAAAAAAACTGTAAGCCTTTTCGTGAAGGTTTACGGTTTTTTATTAAAAATCAGTCAGCTATTGGATGGATCACAAAGCTTTTGCGCACGTTCGATAAACGGCGCCAGACTCATTTTCTCACCGGGCTTCGCCGGGTTATCGATTTGAATGACGGCAATAGGCTGAGCGCGCGTTTTACCCTCCGCTACTTGCTGTTCGGCAATGGCATTCAAGGGATACTGCACCAGCGTACTGGGGTTGATCACATAGAGCGCCTGGCCAGGCCGACAGGTCAACATGACCTCTTCCCGATTAAACGCCCACTTGTCTTTTCCTACTTCAAAACGACTTACGGTAATCACCTGCGGCGCCGCCAACGCTACGCCCGAAGTGGCCAGCAGAAGCGCCGGAAGGAGTATTTTTTTCAT